GGTCGTCGGACGCGGCACCGTTGGCCATAGCCTTCGGGCCGTCCCACGGGCTGCTGTCCACGCCGTCGGCGGCGTCGCGGAGCATCTGCCGGATCAGGTCCCGGATACCGTCGGCGTCCATCGCGCCGGCTGCCTGCTTCGGCAGCGGCTGGCCCTGCTTGCCGTCCGGGTCGGGGGGGATCGACTTGAGCTGCGTGCCGTCAGCCGACCAGTAGTCGTGGTCCTTGTCACCCGCGGGCGTGGCGTCGTTGTCGCCGTCGTTGTCCGGGTCGAAGACCCACTTGCCGCCCCGCTGCTGCCAGCCTTCGTTCGCGTTGAGCATCTGCGTGCCGTCACTGGCGCTGCTGCCGTCGCTGCCATCGCCGGCGTCCGCGTGGGTGTGGTGGTGGTTGGCGTCGCCGTCGTGAGAATGATCATGCGCGTGAGTGGTGTCACTGCCCTGGCTGCCGTAAGCGGGATGACCGTGAGAATGACTCCCGGTCATCGCCGCGTGGTTGCCGTCGGCCCCGACGATCGTCGGGGCCTTGGCCTGCGGCATGGTCCGCAGGCGGGCCGCGATACGGCCGGGGACTGTGCTGAACGCCTCCAGGTCCAGGCCGGCGGGCAGTTCGGCCTCGCCGTCGCCGATCCTGTCGGCTAGGCCATCACGGACTGCCTGCTCAGCGGTGTACCAGGTTTCCTCGCGCATCGCATCGCGCCAGTCCTGCGCGGTCCCGCCTGCCCGGTCGGCGTAGATCCCGGCGAGGTTGTCCGACACGTGGTCAAGGGTCTGCGCCATCTTTGACATCTCTTGGGCGTTACCAAGGCATGCGCCGAAGGCGTCATGAATCATCAGCATGGCCCCGGCCTGCACCACTCGCTCCTGGCCAGCTTGCGCGATGACACTGGCGATCGAGGCGGCGATGCCGTCTACGACGGTAGTGACGCGACCCTTGTGCGCCTTGATGCTGTTCGCGATGCTGATCCCGTCGAAGACGTCACCCCCTCCCGAATTTATGTTCACCTGGAGTGAGCCTTTGACGCCGGAGAGTTGCGCAGCAAAGTCCTTGGCGGTCAGGCTGTCGGCCCAGAATCCGGCCGTCCCGATGTCGTCGTAGACATCGACCCGGGTCACTCCGTCATCGCTGGCCCGGATCCGGCACTTGATCGGGTAGGTCTGGCTCAACAGGCCACCTCCTTTCCGTAGCTGAGGAGATAGCTGAGCGCGGCGAGCAGCACGTCAGGGTCGTCCCTGAAGTTGCCCAGCGCCGTATTGCAGCCGCGGCACAGCAGCCCGCGGACGCACTTGCCGCAGGACCCGAAGCCGGGGCAGCAGGCGTGATCATGGTCGACGTGGAACCGGCCGAGGCGGATGTCTCCCGGATGCTCCGCCCGGCAGATGGCGCACTGGCCGCCCTGCTCGCGGAGGATCTCGTAGTACCGCTCCAGCCTCAGCCGGTAGTGCGTCCAGAGGTTGCTGCGCAGGAATCGGTCCGGGTCATCGATCTTCCTTTGCGCCTGATCGACGGAGTGGCCTACCTGGCAGGGGTCGCAGGACGGCTCGCCGGCGTAGTAATGGGCCAGGTAGCCGAGACTCGTCCCAGTCCGGCCGCCCGGGTGCTCCGTGGAAGGCTTCGCGCAAACCGGAACGGGCTCGCCCGCGCTAACTTTCGCCTGGTAGTCGGCCAGCGCCCTGCGGTAGGCCGCGTACTCGTCCGCGTCATGGCCGCGCCTGACTGCCGTCTTGGCTGCCTGTGCCGCCTTGCATGGATCGCAGGCCACTTCGCCGGCCCTCACGTGGGCGAGGTAGCCGGCAGTGGTTCCCGTCCTGCTGCCGGGAGTCCTCCGGCTCGGCTTGCTGCATGCCGTCGCGGGCGCGCGGGTACCGTCAGTCATGCTGACCTGCTCTCTACAGGTTGGCCATGACCCCCGGGCTGTTAGCGCAGTCGCGGGGGTTCTGTACGTATATTCTACCGAAAAAGGCGTCCCGACCTGGGCATCTACCGTCATTACGGGCGTCATTTCACACCCGCCCGGTTCCAGGCGGCCAGTTCCCGCCATGCGGGGGAATCCCATCCGGCCGCGCGCCGAAGCGCGTCCTCGGCCGTGTCAGCTTTTCCGCCTGCCTGGCCGGTCCCGCCCGCCGCCGCGGTCTCGTCGTCGCCTGCGCCCGCGGGCACGGCGGGCGGGGTCTTCGCAGCGGACTCCGCGGCCGGCTTCGGCGGGACCGGGGCGGGCGGCGGCAGGCCGAGCGTCCACCGGGGCGGCAGCGCCGGCTCCGACGTCAGGTTCAGCGCGACCTTCATGTCCGGCAGCCCGACAACCTCCAGCACGTCATGCTGGTCGTAACCCGCCGTTATCAGCGACAGCGCCGCGTTAGCCTTCGTGGTCAGCTCAAGCGCGTCCTGCTCGCGGTTCTGCGGCATCGGGTACACGAAATCGAACTCGACGCCAACGCCTGTCGCGCCGAACAGCGGCAGCAGCTGGTTGTTCAGCACGTCCCGCCACCGCTCAAGGCGCGGCGACACTTTCCAGGACGCGAAGACTTCCTCGCCGGTCTGCGCGTTGGCCCGGTTGACGTCATCGGTGACGCCCGTCATGACCTTGTGCATCCCGAGGGCTTCCCGGATGGTGTCCCGCATTACCGAGCGCAGGTTCGCGAAGTCCATGTCCTTCAGCGAGTGGGTATTCGGCACCCATGTGGCGCCGCCTTCGAGGACCGCGATGCGGTGCGCCCGCGCGACTCCCCGGTGCGTGTCACGCCACTGGTTCACCAGGTCGTCCATCTCGCCGTCTTCCAGCGCATGATCGACCTGGATGACGCCGCCCGGCTCAGCTGAATTCAGGAAGTAGTTCCTGTTCCATTCGCCCGCATAGCGAGCGGCCTCGATGTCGGTGAGGACGGAACGGATGGGGCCGCAGCCGCCATAGGGGTCTTCTGGGTCCGGGTACTTGTTGAAGATGACGTCCGTGGGCAGGAGCGGGATGCGTTCCTTGCCGTCCGGGCTCGTGTAGATGTAGCCGGCGAGGTAGTTGTCCCTGTCCGGGACGGGAACCATCCGGTCCGGGCGGACGGGCCACAGGCCGAGCGGGATGGACGACACGCCTTCGGCGCGGTCCACCACCCAGTAGGACTTGCCGGTCGTCTCCATCCAGATGTTGCTGATCTCGAACAATCCGAACCGGGTCCACACCGGGAGCCTCACGCTGCCGGACTGGATGGCCGCAGGGATGTTGAGCAAGCTCAGCGCGGCGTGCTGCACGACTTCGGTCCGCTGGTCGCTGCCCTGGTCGGAGGTGGTGTAGCGGCGCCGGCCGTCGACGGGGGCGGAGCGGAACAGCTTCCAGTCCTGCCCGGCGGCTGCGGAGGCAAGCAGGCCGACGTTCGCGAACACGGTCCCGTTGGACTTGTACGCCTTCATCAACGTGAGGTCCACGTTGGATCCCGCTGCCATGCCGGGGAGCATCTGCATGGTCCCGCCGCCCATGGGGACGGGAGGGCCGCCCTGGCTGCGGAGGGCGAGGGCCTTCCCGATCAGGCTAGGCATCGGCGGCGTCCAGGCCGGCGGCCTTCCACTGCTCACGGGCGTTGCCGGCGTCCTGCGCGGCTCCGGGGGTGCGCTTGGCGACCTCGGAAGCGGGCCGCGCCTCTTCCTCGTCGCGGATACGGTCCCGGCGCAGGGCACCGCCCAGGCGGACGAACAGGCGGGAGTGCATCTCAGCCGCGCACCGCGAAGTCCAGGGCCAGCAGGGACGCTCCCGTAACGATCCAGCCCACTCCAGAACCCCAGTGGAACGCCCCGAAGTCAGCGGAGGCCAGCGCCGCGGCGGTCACCAGGTGCTCACGGGCCACCGAGAGGGCAGCGGTGAGGCGTCCTGGCTTGCCTGAGCGCTTGCGGGCAGCGGCGGCTGCGGTGGCCTTGGCGAGCAGGGAACGGGGGCGGGCGATAGTAACAGAGGCCACTTCAGCCACGCCAGCCCGTAGAGGTCACGGCAACATCATAGGACCGGTTCCGTAAGATTTGCATCAG